TTTAGTAGGATCTACTGTATCTTCTGGTGCAAGGTACATATATGCTTGTCCAACGCTAAAGTTAGATGAGCTAGCTCCGCCATTTGCAAGAATTGAAGCTATTCCACATGATAGAAGATATTGATCTGGAGAAATTTCTCCTCCATCTTCATCAGCGGTAGGATATTTTACATATATGATAATACCCTTTACGTAAGCTTTATTTGGATTTAATACTTCAGTAAATGTTAAGACTGAAGCCGGCGCGGTTGCTGTTGCTGGGGCAGATAAGGTTAAAGAAGTTCCGTTAATTGCACCAACTGTCGTTCCTGCTACAATACCATTTCCTGAAACCTTAGTTCCAACTTTAATTAGTGCATTAGATGCAGCTAACGTTACAGCTGTACTATTAAGTGTAGTGGCTGCAGTTGAAGTAGTTCCACCAAATAATCCATTTGTAAATATTGTTACAGTTTCTCCTTGGCAGATTTCTAATTCCTGTTTAACGTATGAATCTGCAGGATATGAAAGTTTACTAAACTCGCATAGATCTACTTGACTAACATTTTTGTCCACTATTGAAAAACAATTATCAATTAGTCTAAGAGACTTTTTGACAGGCACTTGATTGCATAGACTTGCCATACCAGAGTTTACTCGTTTATAGCTTGGGTCACCTTTAAATTTAACGTAAGACATTAGCCGAAGTTCTTTTTATTATTTACCTCCGATTTAGGATTTAATTCCTCTAGCAACTTGTTCATCTGGGGAAAGCCTTCTAGTTGATCTATCTGGCATATCAAATAGTTCAATGCGCTTAGGCTTATCCAATTCAGTTGAAACTGGTTGAGTTAGGTCAACTTCAATTGGTCCAGTAGATTTTACTGGTTTCGCTTGAGGCTTTTTTTTAACTTTTGGGGTTTTGGTAACTAGGGTCTCAGCTGGTTCATCCATATGTTCATATGCCCCATCTGGTCCGATTTGGAAGTCATCACTAATAATTGGCTCAATAGTAGAAGTTTCTTCTAATTTAGACTCTTCTGGTTTAATATAGTCAACTAAGGATTTAATAAATCCTAGTGCAACAATTGGTAATACTGCACCAGAAATAATTGCAAGAATACGTTTTTGATAAATTAAATCTTCTTCCTGAAGCCCAAATAGTTCAATCCAACCTGTAAAATTTTCTAAATGAGAAAACGCATAATATGTATTTCCCATGGCCTGCATAGCAGTTAATAGGATGAATAGACCCCAAACAACACTCTTGTTCATTTTATCTAAAACTATTAAAGATGCTAGGGATGCAGCGGCTCCTACTTCAAATCCTATTGCAAGGGAAACAGCAAGCCACGTAGGATTTGACAATTTAAAAAAGTCTACTACGTGGATGGTTGAAATAATTGATACTAAAAGATATAGAGTAACAAAGGAACCTATTATAAAGTAATGGGTTGCTCTAGTTTTCATTAGTGTGCTCCAAGTTTTTTCAATTCAACATCAATTTCAGATTGACGTTGAACATCAAGCATTTTACGATCAGTTGCTTGGATCATGCGCTTTTCAGCTTTTAAACCTTCAATTTCAAGGTCTCTTTTATTTGCCAGTGAATCTAAAGCAATTAATTGTTTTTTAACTTTAGTTACTTCAGAGTTTACGCTACATGATTTCATATAAGTTAAAAGTAATAATACTATAATAACTTTTAAGCCGTGTTTTTGTAAAAATTGTTCTACTTTGTTCATAATTTAAGATTATTTGATACTATTATTTATTTGGAATTTAAGCTTTGCCAAACCTGAGTCCATTCAATGTGTCCCATGGCAGGAATTGCAATAAATGCAATAGCTAATGATAGTAAGGCTGGATATAGAATTACATATAAAACTCGTTCAAGCGTAATTTGCTTAAAATCAAAGTCCATCCATACAAGATAACCATATACTTCTGGAGTTTTAATTCTACGAAATCCAGTTTTAAGAAAATCTATTATTCCAAGGCGTGTCATTGGATCATTATAATCAGCAAGAGATTCTTTAACCTGCATTATTTCAAAACCTTTTAAGTCATCAGTATTTAGTAATACCTCGGGCTGTAGATTTTTGACATAATATAATCTGCCAAGACGAGTTCGCCTTAAGCCGATTTTATCTAGATCTCCACTCTTTTCAAGTTCGGTGAGTATTGATAAGTATTTCCTAAATAATAGGATTTCCTTGATTAAGTCGATTAGCTTAGTAACAAAGACTATTGGATTAAAATATTTCATTAGAAAAGGTCCTTTATTTTTTCAACCAGCTCTGGATTACTTTCCAAAACTGAATCTTTTAATATTTTACGTGCTTTTCGGATTTTAGTTTTAACTGTATTGAGATTCATGTCATATTTGTCTGCAATATCAGCACCTTTCATCTTGTTTAACTCTTTATCTATAAGTATAGATTTTTCCAACGATTCTGGCATTTCTTCGATTGCTAGGATAGTTGCCGTATAAAGAGTTTCAAGAGAAATTTCCTTTTCGTAATTATCACGGCTATCGTCTACTAAAAATAATGAATTTCCAATTTTATCAATATCAGTTGTCATTTGCTGTTTAAGTTTATGCAAATGTAAAAGAGATTCATTTCTTGCAATAGTGTAAATCCAGGTAGTAAATCGATACTTTGGATTATAACTATCTACAGATTTAAAGATTTTAAAGAATGTATTGTGAAGAACCTCTTCAGTTTCATCTTTATCATTGAAGAATTTCCAAATAAAGTATTTAAGTTTTGGTTCCATGATACGAACGAGCCTATTTCTATCTCTTTCAGTAAACCTCTTTTCAACAATAGCTTCGGCTAATTGCTGCATTTCGTCATTAAGTCGACGGTTTAAGTCTTCGTAACCTGTTACCTTTTTGATTCCTGCCATAAAAAATATTTTCTAGATGTAGTTATTGTACTTGTCTAATATACCAATTAACTTTGTTATTTGCCTTCCATGTGTCATATCTTTCTGTAATTTCAATTAATATTTTATTACGAACGATGTCTGAATCGCCAAATGTATGAATTCCCATTCCCTTGATGCCATTCATCATTTCAATAAACTTAGGAAGTGCCACTTTGTCTCTTGATATGTCATATTGACTTACGTCTCCGCAAATTAAGACCTTTGAGTTTTTACCCATACGTGTAATAAAGAGCATTAGCTGACGAAAATCTGCATTTTGTGCCTCGTCTAATACCATTAGACAATTATCAAAGGTTGCTCCACGCATATAGGCAAGCGGTCTAAATTCAATAAGACCATCTCCTTCTAATTTAACTAAGTTGTCCCAACCAATAATTTTTTCAAGATTGGTTCGGTAACTTTCCATAAATGGATCAATCTTCTCTTTAATATCACCTGGTAAAAATCCAAGCTTTTCTCCAGATTCTTGAATAGGCTTTGACAAAATTATTCGTTGGATTTTATCTTCAGTATACAATTTCATTGAAGCATAACATGCAACAAAGGTTTTACTTGTTCCAGCTGGTCCATGACATAAAGTTATATCATTATTCATAATTTTATCACAATATTCTTTTTGCGATGGTTTTAAAGAAACCTGTTTTAATAAATCCGGAACAGACTGAACCGATTGACCACGTTTTCTAGCTGATTTTTGCATGTATTAGTTTATTTTTTAATTTCTTCGATTAGTGACACACAAGTTTGACACATCTCGTAATCTTCAATTTTTTCAAAGTGTTTCTTTGCTTTTTCAATTGCTTCAACCCATCCGTCCTTTAGAACAAATGCATCAAGCTCAGCCTCAGCCACTCTAACTTTTGGTAATTCAGCAATATCAATATCGTTTTTAATTGCATGCTGAATTGCGGCAATAGTTCGCCTAAAAATGGCATCTCTATCTCTGGTTAAATCAAAATTAATCATTAATATACTACTTTTTTTGATCTCCATAAAATCCAGATAAAACTCCTTTATACGAATCTAAATAAGTTTCATCAAAGACTTGTCGCTGTCCTGGCTTTTTTAATTGTGGAGTGTCATTTAAATAACCTACTAAATCTGAGGTAATTTTTGTTGAGCCTTCGCCCTGTACTGAGTTTAATATTTTCTCATTTACATCCTTTTTATATTGTTCGCTAGTACTATCCCAAACCTCTGTTCCAAGTTCTAAGAAACTTGGAGATTCAAAGAATGCAGCAGTGTTAACGCAAGTCATAGCTAAGTCATCATTTCCGCTTTGGCTTCTATATGTACCATTAGTGGATCTACCAAATGATCCTAATTCCATTACAGTTTTACTTTCGTTTGGCAGTATTTTATTTACGTTAACGTGATACTTAAATCTTTCACAAAATTTTATTTTATTAGTAACACTTAATTTAAGTCCAGGTTTAAGTAATTTAGTAGCTTCAGTATGTTTAGAGTGAATTAATTGACCTGGCCAGTATTGGTCATTGTTGCTAAGTTTGTCTAAGATAAAATCTCCCTTATGGTTTAATTCGACTAAGACTTTAAGATTCTCAAAATTAAATAGCCTATACACTAAGTATTCCAATACTTGAGCATATTCATTGATTGTTTGTTTATTACTTCTCCAGGCTGCAACTTGAACTAGCGAAAGGCAGTCTAATTCATTTTTAACTAGATTTTTAATTGGCTCAAGCGCTTTAATTGGAAGTGGTGCTACTTTAAAAATATTAATAACGGAAAAGTCTTTACCTGTACCATCTGCAGTATCGACTGAAAATACATATTGATCTGGAGAATTTCTAAAATCCTGCTCATCCCAATCTTTTAAATTAGGGTGAACCGTAAGATTTCCTTCCATTAAGGCAAGTACTTCAGGATCCCAGTTAATTTTAATAGGTTCAACGTATTTAGTTGCAATTCCAAATATTTTCTTAAGATCTTTAGATGATAGTAATAATCTATCAGATGAGAAAAATTGTAGACCATATTCCTGATTAAAATCTTCTTCTGATCCCATGTTTGCAATAGTTTCAGCTTTCCACTTATCATCTCTGCCAGGAACCTGCCACCAATCAACTCTTAATGGAGCATAAGTATTAAGCCCATTTAAGGCATCCATATAAATCTCATAGAATCTGTTCATTCCATTTGGAGTGGAGGTAATAATAATTTTGGAAGTAGTCGATGCAGAAATAGTTGGATAGATTGCTCGATAAAAGAAGTCTAGATAGGCTGGCGAAATATGAGCAAACTCATCAATGTATAATAAGTGAATGGTAAAACCAATACCTGTATTTTTAGTTGTAGTACGTCCAATTAATCTACAGCCATTATCGAACTTCATCGACATAACGTTATTTGAAATACAGCCAGGTTTTAGGAAAAATGGTAGATTTTCAAATATAGATTTAATTTTATCAACAACTTCCTTTGTAGTTGATGCAATGTTGGCTACAGCTAGGACATTTTTATCAGTATGGAAAATAAGATACCATGCAACAAAAACGCCAGACATTACAGTTTTACCAATCTGACGACTTGCCATTAAAATATTAAATCGATTGGCACCAAAGGCTTTAATAATTTCTTCTTGATAGTCACGTAAAACAATTTGTTCTACTCCATATTCAGTTAAAACCTGTGCATACTTATTTGCAAAGTAACCAACATCAGATTTACA